GATCTCGGGACTCGCTTGCGCAACGGAACGGATATACTTTGCTGCCGCTATGCTCGCGAGTGGGTTGGTTCCAATGTTGGCGGTGATACGGAACGCATCAGCCAGCCAATGTTTTGGAGTCACGTAGCCGATTCGAGATAGCGCTTCGAAGCGCAAGCCCATGAGCGTTTCTTCAGAATTGAAGTCGGATTTCTGTCCAGTCTCTTCTGCTTCCTGCTCGGCCTGGAGAGCCATCGCTTTTATCGACTCGGCGAATACGGGGTCAGCGCGTCTTTCAGCCCACCCTGTTGCAGCCTTCTTGTCGTCTGGGTTGTCGGGATCAAGCCAGCTCAGCCCGCCGTCGTATGCGGTCTGGATCATCTTGTCGGATACATCGTTCACCATCTTCTTAGCGTGGTTGGCAGACCACATGCCCCAGAGCTTTTCGAATTGAGGCTGGCTCAGTCCCTTCGAGTCTCGGAGTGCTTCAAGCGACTGGCCGAACGTGTCTCCAGCCTCACCGTGGATCAGAGTAGTGTGGCCATCGACGTAATTGTGGTTCTGCTCTTCACCGAGGATGGACTTGTTGAGCGCTGTCACCCGTACCGGGGAAATGGATGCGAATTCACCGGAAGAGAGTCGAGCCCTGGCCTCCCTGTATCGCCCATTCTCCACCATGTTCGATACGATCCATGTCTCCAACGCTCCGGCCGCTTCGAGGTTCCAATTCTGTGCTTGCTGCGGAGTCATGTCGCCGGTCATCACTGATTCAGTGGTCATCGCGTCGATCTGATCGCGAATGTCCAGCAGCATTTCGGGAGAATCATTGACCGCCAGTGTTCGCTGCATTTCTTCAAGCTGCGCGATTCGCTGGGCGCTACTTTCCTGCCGCTCGTACTTGATCTGAGTCTTCAGAATGTTCATCCGGGTAGCGGTGAGCCCCGGCAAGGTCTGGTAGTCAAACTGCTTGCGGTCACGAATGTTCGGGATCTTGTCGCGAATCGTTCCGTACTCTCGCTCGATGCTGTCGTTGAATTTGTCGAGCATGGTGCGTGGGTCGTTAGACAGGAGCGCCTTCTCGTTCTCGGAATTCAACGTCTTCTGCGCGGAAAGAAGCGCTTCGTTGTAATCCCTGCGCTGCCGATCCATCGTGAACTTGTGGCTCAGCTCACTAACGACAGACATCGCCGACACGCCAAGGTTTGCCGCCATCGCACCCTTCGCTTGGGGAGAAGGATGATCGCCGCGCACGTTGAAGCTGGGCGGAATTTGCTGCGGTAGGTGAAGCGGTATCTGTGCCATTACGTTACCAACGTGTCAGATGTGCCACCGATTCCGATACCCGGAGCCAACATAATCGGCGGGCCAGATGCGGGAGCAGGAGTCACCAGTTTCGTTTTCTTCTTCTCTTCACGCTCGAAGAGCCCTGCCTCGTCTGCGCGTGCTATTCCCGTTCCGAGCTGCGCGAAGCCAGAGGCGATCGAGCCGTAAAGCGCCTGGTCCCCGATGTTCTTGTAGTAATCCGCCGTCAGGCTTCCAGAGCTTCGGATGTGGTACACGTTGCGTTCCAGCTCACCCGCGAGCTGTGCGAGAATCCCGAGTGGCGCTTCATCCGTGCCTGCTTGAAGTCCAGCCATCCTCGCTTTCGACAACGTGATCCGGCCCATGATCTTTGCCATCTTCACTTCTCGTCGGGTCTTCTCGCGTGCAAGTTGAGAGAGGTCGTGCGCAAGATCCTGTTGCGCAGCGCCGCCGATGATCGTTCCTATCGTAGAAAGCACGCTGTTGACGATTGGCGTGTACTGATTGATTGTTGTGATCTGCTGGTCTGTCAGTGCCATTCGATCAACCTCGACATCATCAAGTGATCCGTTCGATCCGGCCCGTACTGTGGCATCAGGCCATCAATGTTGAATCCGAGTCCAGTGAGGTAGCGGATGCCTCGGTCGAAGTGAGCTTCTACGGTGGCCTGCAAGCGCCAGAATCCCAAATCTCGAGCGCTGGCGAGATCGACCATCTCGCGACCGGCGAGAACGAGTGTCTTCACGTACTTCTCAGCATTGACGGTGATGATCCCGAAACAGTGCCCGACACCTGGCCAGATCTCTTTCACTCCGAAGACAGCGATGACTTCTTTCGTTTTCGGAGCCATGATCGTGCGTGCATTTTCCATCAGCCAATCTTCCGATTCGAACTGCTGTTCAAGCGGAGGAAGGTTCAACCCTTCGGGCAAAGGGATCTGCATTACGTCTTCGTAGCGTGCGGGCCAAATGTCTATCGCTGCGCCCATTCTACCCGTCCCGTAATTGCCGTGATGTCGAGTGGAACCGGCTTGTCCGATGCCACGTAGTACGTTTGGTCAATTCCTAGACCATGATCGGTCAGCGTGTCCACTGATTTTGTCTTCAGCGGGACCGGAGCATTTACTGGATCGGAGAACTCGGACAGCGACACATCCTGCAATTCGTCCAGCTCCTTCCCAATCTGGAAGAAGTTGGAGCGATGCAGATGAACCCAGCTCTCCTTCACCGACTTCGTTCGGTCGGCCAGGGTGCCGCCAGGGATGCCATCCCCTTCGAGCGGCAGGATCTTCACGTAGGAGTTGAAGTTCAGACCGACTCGGATCTTGCTTGCCGGAGTCTCCAGTGTGACCTTTCCACCAACCACGGTGAGATCTCCAATCCACACGCCATCGGCCAGGGCAAAAACCTTCTCGCCTTCGAGATGGCCGAATCCCGAGATCTGTGAGATCGGATCGCCGTCGTAAATAGGAATCGACGAATCGAGAAATGAAGCGTCTTCGAGCTTGGTATCGGTGTAGAAGGGCTCATCGAAGAACTCGATGTACCGGCGCGTTTGACCATTGATCGTGCGCTTCACGACCATCCAGAGTTGGTCGTAGCCCTGGTCATCATCGGATGTCTCCGCTACCGATCGCACTTCAGAATCAGTCCCACCGATCGTGTGAGCATGCCAGCCGAGGACTCGTTGGCTTCGCTCATACGTGATTCCAACGAGAAGGCCATCTTCACGTGCGCCCCAGATTACGGAGTGGGGTTCCTGGGTGTAGGCGAGTTGAAGGAGTCGTTTCTCCGTGAAGTGGTTGGCAAGGATTGAGAGATCCTGCGGCACGAAAGCATCCCGCTCGAAGTTGAATCCGATCGCCAGGAGCCGGTGCTGGGAGGCGGAGAGGTAGACCACCTCATCAGCTACAAGCGTAGGCTTCACCAGGGATGCTCCTGTCACGGCGCTTGGGCGGGCGTTGATGTTGCTCGGGGTCAGCGTTTCCAATTGTGACGTGGCTTGGATCGGCCAGATCGCTCCGGTCGTGCCAACAATCATCTGTCGCACGGCTGCGAGGAAGGCGAATTTATCGACCTGGCCAGCGCCGAGGTTGAAGTGAATTGCCGATGCGTCAGTGACGACCCGCTCGTTGTCGTTGTAGTCCTCGATCCCTTCATCGGGACCGAAGTTCTGGAAGTCCCCTACCACCGATCCCCAGATGGAGGTCGGATGTGTGAGCGTGTCCGCGAACCACAACCGCTGCTCATGGATGAAACATCGAGCAGGGTAGTTGCCTGGGTAGAACGCTCCCATGCGGAAGTAGGGAACCTCAAGGTTCGTTCCGTAGTCGCGATGGACTTGTGTTACGGCAGTGTAGGCATCAGTTACCTCGTCGATCAGGCCCCATCCCCATTCGGGTGTGCCGTCAGTTGTGATGGTGCCACGGAAGCGGTAGCGGCGACCGAGATCGGTACTCGGAGAATCGACGTTCCAAAACGCAGCATTCACCACGAGATTGTCGTTACTACGTCCGTGAATTTCATGGATTCCAGAACCACGGTCTGTGATCGCCACGGCAGAGCCGCCAGCAGAAGTCGCGACCTGAAATTGGTGATCGTTGGTCTTGATGATGAAGTAGAACTGCACACTGCCGAGACTCAAGCCCGCCGGAAGCGTGCCGCTGGTCTTAAAGTCGAGCGGTCCCTGTCTATCGGAATAGCCGTGGTTGGGAATCGTGATTGTGCTCGCCGGGGTTTCGCTGCTGATCGCGACTGCACCGGGCTCAAAGGTAGACGGTTCGATCTGAGTCACAGAGGGGCTATCGCTGGGGTTCATCCCGATCGAGAGAACTTTGTTCATCTCCTCCCACGGCCCGTCGATCAGGAATACATCTCGAATGCGGAAGCCACTCGCTGTCTGCCGCTCAAGCTGCCGTGGCGGGTGATCTGGATGCGTGATGTAGAGGATGTCTCCACTCGGAACGAAGTCGAGCTCCCAGCAATCAGAAATCGAATACCCTGTGTCGATTGCCTGGATGATCGTGCTGGATGGAATGATTGCGTGAGTCCCGCTGCCAGCGTTCGTGATCGACTCCGCAGCTCCGCCAGGAGTGGTAGAAAATCCGAGACTCGCATCTCCGCCATCAGTAGCCGCGAGAACCACGTAGTAGTCGGTTCCTTCTGAGAGCCCACCCGGTAGAGTGCCTTCCGTCTGGAGCTGCACCGGGCCAGCACCATCTTGGAGGTAGTGCGCCTGGTCGAGTCCAACGGTGTCGTTCGTCGTGTCTACACGGGCGCTATCGAATTCCTTCGATGTAGGTACAACCCAACCGCCATCACCGGCAGGTGAGAAGAATCGGATTTGGTTCTCTGCGAATTCGAGGATGTACGCCTGGATGTTGCTGAAGGAGAATCGGACCAATCGGCTGTCTTGTGCCTCGTCAGCGCATGGAGCGACGTACCGTGTGCCGGGACGTTTGACTACCGGGCCGATAGGCGTCGGGATCATGTTCCGGCATTTGCTGAGTCCGTTCTTGTAAGGTGACGTATCCGAACGGGACAACGCCAGTGGACTCAGCTCACCAGAGTTGAATGCCTTTTGCGTTAGTAGTGCCTGCGGCATCAGCGCACATCAAGCCACGTAGACGATTCGATCTTACGTGGGCTTCCCTCTTGTCCATCGGACCCACGCGCGCTCGACAGGGCTGCCCTGTAGAGTTCGTGCATGACTTCCTTCAAGTTGGCAGCTTTGATTAGCGGTTCCACCCATGTCATCGCGAGTTTGTACGAAATCGCTTCAACAAGTTCGGCATCGTATGAGCCGACGGATGTATTTCGGAAGATGTACTTGATGTTCAGCGGCGAGGAAATGTCCGTGAGGATCTTCCCTGTTTCGATCTGCCACTTGTAGCCCGTGTATTGATCCACGCCGATTGTTTCGCCGTCGATCTCTGTCACACGGAGGTAGTCTTCTGGAAGCGTGTATGCCGCTTCGAATCCCCATACAGGATTATCGCCATCTTGCGTGATCGCGAGTCGTTTCGTTGCGCAATTCCATGGATGCGCACGAAGTACCGAGTCGCGCATTTCCTTATACGAGGTGCGGGCCAGGAGCCCTTCCTTCGTAGAATCCTGAAAACTCTGGATGGGCTTCGCTCCGAGGTGTGCGGTGAAAGCGATATTGCAAATGTCCACTTCGGATGTTGCCATTTCTAACCTCTGGAAGTGCGCCCAGCCCCGTTCCACCCTCCAGGCAAATGCAGGACCGGGCGCTCCCCCCCTCTCCTGAGAGACTAATTCCCGACTAAAACCAGATCTACGTCTGTAACGAACGACGAACCAGCACCGGTCACGAAGAACGTAATGACAACCGGATTCGCTAACGGGAAATCACAAACATCGACTATGCCCTCTCCCGCTGTTGCAAGAGAACCCATGAGAATCGTTGTGGTGGTATTTGTTGTGATCGCAGTTGATGTGCAAATCGTTTCCGGGGAACTCGACTGGCCGAGAAGAGCGACTGTAATGACGAGGGATGCTGCTGCTACTTCCGATGAAGTAACCACCACGAGGTATCCCGTCGTGTGTTTCGTATTTGAAATGATCTGCGTATTCGCAACATTCACGGTGAGTGTTACGCCATCGAGAACTGTCTTACGTGTGTTCTTGGCGAAAGCGGGAGATGCGACAAGCGCGACCAGAATGAGCGTCGCGAAATAAGAGAAGAAGCGTTTCATCGGACACCTCGAAGGGTCGGCAGGGACAGGCCGGGAGATAAGCGGCCCGCCCCCACCTTTGGGTTACAACTTACGCGCCGCTGGCGTACACAACCCGAACGATGTAAATGCCACCGTTGGTTGCAGCCGTACCAACCTGGCCGGTAATGTCGATGTTCACAACCGGATCAACCGTGTAGCTGGCTGCGCCGAGTGCGCACATCTCCCAGAGCGGCATTCCCTTCGCTGTCACCGGAACCGTTCCAGCTTCGTGAAGGTTGTCCGTCCAGACTTCTCCGCTGGCGACATCGGCGAGGCTGTAGAAAAGATCCTCGTCGATCACTGCGCCATCATTGTCGTCACCTGTCAGCATCGTGCCGAAGTTGACGGTGTTGGTCGCTGCCGCAGCCGAGTCGAGATACGTCCACAGTTCGTAGATTCGATCCGAACTCTTCATCGTGAAGAAACGATACGTGTCGTCTACCACCGGCAGCGTATCCGTCATGTCGATGGTTGCGATGCTGGTGCGGAGGCGTGCGTGTTGCAGGCCCGCAGACACCTTTGTTCGCGGACTGGAATACGCCGTTTCCTCATCGCCCGTGCCGAGTGCGCCGAGCAAGCTACCGAAATAATTTGTTGCCATGCCATTCCTCGTGTTGCTTTTCAGTGGGCGAAGCGGCCCGACACGACCCCGCGAAGGGCCACTTCACTCAGAGACTTTTACGCTACTTCGTCGCACTTGATACGAACGACGCCGTTCGGGTCCATGCGAGTCGCGCCAATGCGCATCTCGTAGTAGACCTGCGTGCTGTACTTCTTGGTCGGGAGAACATCGACCGAGCCAGCCGGGTTGATCCCGATGGCCAGCTTGATCGAGTTTCGCTGGAACGCGAGGCATTCACGGATTACATCACCCGCAGATGCAAGTCGCTCGCTTCGGATGAAAGTGAATCCCAAATACGAATCCACATCACCAGTCACGAGAGCGCGAACCGTGTTGTAGTCAGCGCTGGCGACTTCGACCTGGCCGAGCAGTGAAGTGATCTGCTTCGCGGAGCAGACGAAATAACGCTCCCCTGAGTCCACTTCCTTTTCGTCCAGCTTTTCCTTCGCTTCCATGACCTGTTCGATCTGGAGGTCGGACGTTCCGACCACTGCGACTTCACGATCTGACGGGAACGATTCCGTACCTGTACCGGTCTGGCCCGTCGCGGCCGTAGCTGTCGCTGCCTCGATGATGATGTCATCGGTGGTCCGAGCCATGGCCATCGCGAAGCTCTCGCTATAGCTGTTGGTCGGATCGGTGAGCATCTGAACCTTGTCGTCCTTGTCGAGAAGGTCGGCGAGGTCCCACGATTCGAGAGTCACCATACGCCTGAGGTGCGGCGTGTCGGTGTACTCGGTATCCCCGTGGCGTGTGGTGCGCTTGCTCGCCTGGGTTTGTCCGAGCTGATTGTAATAGGCTCGATCGCCTACCACATTCGGGTCGATGTCCACGGCTCCACGGAGCCGAGACATTCCTTGCTGTTGTCGCTGGGTGATACCGTCGCGGAATGCTTGGACGATATGCTGGTCTACTGTTGCGGACATGATTGTCCCCTCCGTTCATTGGTTTCAATGAGTCGAAGGGGTTGTCCGTTTCCGGCCCCTCTTGCCTGTACGTCGGCCTGCCGTCCCTACTTTCGGGCGAGCAGTTGGCTCCTCGCGGAGTTACCCAACGGTCTTCCTGCGCGTTGCCTTTTTCTTGGAAGCCTTCTTTTTTGAAGTCGGCTTCACAGTGGGTTCAGGAGAGGTCGGTCGGGGTGGAATCGCGGGGTGCCGGATGTCCACGATCTTCTGTGCAAGATCCATCACGGTGTTGAAGCGAGTCACCATGGGAGAGGTGTCGGTGACAATTCGGAGAGCGGTGATGCGGAAGTCAATCTTCTCGTCGCTCTTGCCGTCTTCGATCCAGTCGATAAACGGTTGGACATTCTCAAGAGCTGTGGCTTCACTGTTGCGCGAGCCCTTGGAAGAGAGCGCCGTATGTGTTGCTGCTGCAACAATTCTGTCTTTCAGATTACTCATTCAGCCCCCGCTGTTTTCATAGCATACAGATCTGCTCGCCTTTGTACAGCGGCAGAATGACCACTGTGATGTTTGTCATTCAGCGCAGCCTGGAATTCCACATCACCTTCAAGCTGCGCGAGTTCGGATGTGGCCTGTTCCGGGGTCTTCGTGAAGCGCCTGCGCTCACCCATGCCGAGTACGTTGTGCTCTTCGTATGTCTCTCCAACACGCGCCATGGCCAACAGGAAGGGAGCGTGGTTTCCCAGCATCGTGCCGTCCTTCATCTGGAGGCGGGCCATATCCTTGTAGCCCTCACCCCAGAGTGCTTGCATGGCGCGTTTGGCTCCTTCGGCGTTGGCGCTGTATGAGCTGCCCCATTCGGTCTTGAGTTCCTTCACCGCCTTCGCTTTCGATTCCTTCGCGTCGGCTACGGCGACTCCGATCATCGTGCCCTGGCCATCAACGAAAGCCTGTCCGACAAGTTTCACCTGCTCTTTGGTGAGGTTGGCTTTGTGGAAGGCTTCGAGCATCGTGCCTTCGAAATCCTTGTCCCATGGCATGTCTTCGGGGATCTCGACGTTGGCACCCCATTCGTAGCCCGCGACTTCTCCCGGTACGCCGATGGTTTCGTGGTAGCGCTTCAAATCATCTTCGCTCGCGTCTTCGCCGGGTATGCGGGGGCCGAGGGATGACATCTTCGTTTCGAGTTCCAGATACGATTTCCCGAGCGCTGTCGGATCGGCAAACCGCTTCATCCCCGGATGGTTGGCCAGCTCACCACCCAAGGTGGCGGAGAAGTGCGTCGGTCCCGGCTCGGGCGGCGGCGGCGGAGTTTCCGGGGGAGTTTCGGGCGGAGTTTCGGGCGGAGTTTCCGGGGGAGTCTCGGTTGTCATTACTGGTTGCTCCCTACGATCTCGATTGCATGCCCAACCAGCGTTTCGACTGTGTTGAGGAGCAAGTCGTTCGCTTCGAGTTCTTGCTTGAGGGAATCGAGGCAATCTTCAGGGGCCAGCTCGATCTGTCCAGCTTTTCCTTCCCCCAGCGTCGTCAGCAGGGAGGCAATAGCCGCACGGATTCGTACTGTCGTGTAATATTGGTTCCGCGCGACATGTCTCAACGTGGACATCGGCGAATCGACGGTCGAAAGGGCTGGCGCAGGAGAATCAGTCATCGTCATAAGGATCGAACCTCTCTTGATGCTGCTGCACGTAGCTGTCGAGCTGTTCGTCAGTTGCGCGCAAGATGGATTTGATGTGGAGGATCACGTTACGGCGTCCGAGGAAGTTCGCTGTCTGGTGGGAGTTCTCGGTGTAGAGATCTTTCGTCCACCCGCAGTGCTCCATCAGATCGACGAGCACTTCCTGTCCTTCCGGCGTTCCGAAGACCGTTTGGTAGACGGATCTACGGCGGTAGGAGAGAAACTTCAGTTTCCCCAAGGAGAGGGCGGGCATCAAATTCCTTATGCGGGTGCTGCTGCCCCCGCTTCAAGTTGTGGCACCTGTACTCCAAGATTGCCCGCAGCGCTACTAACCTGTTCCAGCTTGGCCATTTGCGCGGCTTCCTGCTGCTGAATCGCACGCTGCTGACGGATCGCATCGCGATCGGCTTCAGAGCGGAGGATCGCTACCGGCGCTCCCCTGGCGTCATGGATCAAACGCAGCGTTCCATCGGGATCGAGGTTGTCGAGCGCTTCCGGCGCACCCATCTCGGCCATCTGCGCTGCGGCCTGCCAGACCTCCATCGCAGCTCGCGCCTCTGGGAGCCGTTGGCTGCGCAGTACGGGTGAGTTGTAGGACACCTTGAAGTCGGTCCCACGAAGCTCCTCTGGCACTGGCGGTAGCTGTCCCCTGCGGAGCATGGAGAAGAATTGGCGCTGGATCATCGGGTCGAGGAGTTCGACTTTCAACCGGGAGAGCATGGGGGCCATCATGCGCTGCGCTTCCGCGCTCAACTCGAGAACCTGGGTGGCCGTCATGCGTGGATCACGGAAGAGGGTCATCAGGTTGGCGAAGAAGGTTTCCCTGACGCTCTGCCGGGTGGCTTCAATGATCTCCTGGGTGATCGGGAACACGGTGCCTGTCGGAATTACGCCGATGGGATTTCCCCGCGTTCTCACGAGGATGTCTTCTCGGACCACATTGAGCGAGCCAGGAGCGGTCATCACCTGCGTCATCACGCCATCATCGGGAACGGTGAGCGGCGGATCTGCGACCTTTTGCCCCATCTGGAGAATGGTTCGAAGCATCTCGTTGAGCATCAGGCCGTCAGAGAGCGCGGTCATGCCGGGGCCGCGTCCGTAGATCTCGCCAGCCTCGCGTGACCACCGCGCAACGTGGACCGGCAACTCGTAGAAGCCACCTTCGCTGATGATCTCGCCACTCTCCTCTAGCACGTAGACGGAGCGCCACGGCTTCTCATCGCCAGTCGCGGACACCGCGCGCATCGAGGGATCTTCTTCGTGGTAGATGAGGTGGAGGAAGCTGAAGATCTCATCTGGATTTTTCAGCACGGCCTTGTTGATGTGGGCGCTTTCGGTTGTCTGGCTCGTGCCTTCTCCGAAGGCTTGCGCGGCTTGGCGCGCAGTGAATTCGAATTGGCGGAATACGAGGTCGATGAGTCCGATCTCGTTCTCGTCGATGTAGATTTCCCCAAGGGGACGGGCAGAGAAGTAGGTGTGGTCGCCGCGATCGACCGAGAACATCGCGGAGGTGCCGAAGCCCCCGATGTCGTAGAAGATTTCGCTCATGTTCACGGCGAAGCCAGCGCGCGGGATCGAGAAGCCTCGCCGCATTCGCTTGGTGACTTCCTCGTACCAGAGCTTCACGTTCTGGCTGGCGAGCAGGTTGTCGTCTTCCGGCAGCACGCTCATCCACGGTGTACCGGGGTCGGCCAGGAGTCCCTGCAATCCACCGGCAAGTTGGATCAGAGATTGCCGTGCAGTCGTATCGAGGATTCTGCGCACCCGGCGACGGCCAGCAGTCGAGCGGGAAATGAAGTCTCGCTTGCCGAATAGGTTATCGGCGCACTCTTGCCATTCGGTTTCGAAATTGACCCGCTTGGTTTTCACCGACGCGAATCGCGTAACGATGTCCTGCCCTTCTTTGAGGGACATCAGGAACCAATCACCAACGGCGTATTGTCGAATGAAGTACCACCGCCCACAGGTGAACCCGTGACGATGGTTTCGTCGGAACCGGCAAAGATCTGTCGGCCCTTTCGATTCGCGTCTTTGAGTTCCTGATCTACGAGATTGCCTGGATCGTCGGTCGGGGGCGCATCGGGCGCATCTTTCTGCGTGGCCATCTCAACGGCGAGTGTTGCTGCCGTTGCTACGAACATGAGTATTGCCGGAATTGCAGGAGCCATACTTCACCCACCTTAATGCCTGGAGGAGTATGGATCGAACACATCATACCGTTCTGCTTGCGTTTGTCGCATGCTTTGTTCCAGCGGAATCGTGCGCCAGGAGCGGAGCATCATCATGCCGATCCGGGTGGCACTCATCAGATCGTCGAAGTCGTCAACGATCTTTCCTTCCTTCCGGTGGTAGGTGCGGTATTCCTCAAACCACGGGGAGAGATGTGAAGCCACTCTGAAGCGTCCGGTGGCCATGCGCTCATCCATCATCAGGATTCCGGGCTCCACGTTGTAGCCGCCTTCCCTGTACGTGGCGTGCTCACTCATCATCCGGCATCCCTTCTTCCGGTACATATCAGCGTAGGTATCCCCGCTGCCTGGGTCGTGGCGTCCCGCGTCATGGGGATAGGCTGTTGGAATCCACGCTGGCCGCATCTTTAGCGCATCGGCGTGGAGAGACAGCCGAACGTCCTTGTTCTTGTAGATGTCGTAGAGATGCACGATGTCGCTATCGCGGTCGTGGGCCATGAAAGCGATTGCCGTAGGGTGGTCGCCATACCCGAGGTCGAGCCCGTTGCCGCGTGCGAAGTGCTCGGGGATCTCGAATGCCTCTTCTGCCAGTGCGCTTTCCAGATGCTCGAATACGCGGCCACTCCCCAGCATGGGAACGCCGCGCGTCCGCGCGTCCCGCATGTATTCAGGGTATCGTAGGATGATCTTCTGCCGCTGCTCGGGGGAAATATGAAGAGCCTCTTCGATCGCCATTTGGATCATCCAACGCTCGGTAGTGCTCGGCTGCGGGTAGAAGAGCTTGACGACATCGCTCATTCCGTTGAGCGGGGTGAAGGTGATGATGATGTGCCCTTCGGTATTCGTTATGCGGGCAAGGCATTCGGTATGGATGTCTTCGGGGGGTTCCTCATCCAGCCAGATCAAATCTATTTCATCGGACGCCCAGGTCGAGAGCTTCATTTCGTAGCTCTTGAAAACCAGTCGGGAGACACCCCCGGTTGCGTGTTTAATGTTCACGTAGTCAACAAGCCCGGTGATCGCACGGTTCATCACGGGCTTACTGGCGATGGCGTCGCGGGGGATCATCCCCGTTCCCCAGTCGTTTTCATCCCCAAGTAGCATGACTTGAACGCGCTCGCGGGTGGCCTTGTTCGACACGCCCGCTGCCCATGAACGGATGGGCTTGTGGAAGCGCTTTCCTTCCCACCATTCGGGGTAGCGCCCAGTCAGGTGAACGCCTTCTTCGTATCCACCGCAATACGTTTTCCCGAGCTGATTGCCCGCCATGAAGAGTCGCTCAGGAAAGCGGGCTCCCGCAGCGTGGAATTTGAGTTGCTTTTCGTAGGGTTGGTAGGCTTTGTAGGTCTGATATTGAAGATCACGAATCTGTTTCGCGATCTCCCTCAGGCCGTCCATCCCCGAGTGCGGGTTCTGTTCCAACCCCAACGGCGGCTGCAAGGGCCTCGGCATCTATGTTGAGTCCCGGTATCCGATCGACACCTTTTTGGATGTAGGCGATGAGCTGCGCGGTGTCGAGTCCATCGAGTTCATCAATTTTCCTGTTCCGGTTTTCTTTCCGCACGACGAACATATCGTGCTCTTCCCCACCGATGAGCTCCAAGGCGCGGTTGCTTGCTGGTAGACCACCCTTAACTTCCCGTCCCAATTGAACATTTGTTTTCAGCTCCTCGAGTATTCCGCGACGGGAATACACGTGATCGTTCTGCATGCGCCGCGCTTGATCGGCTTTCAGCCATTCGATCCGCGCTTTCACTTCGGGCCGGTAAGCCATCTTCTCAGCTTGGCCCTGCTGGTTCTTGATCGACTTCCCCCCGGCCATGATGTAGCACTGCTTCAGCGAAGCACCGGAGAGCGCGCGATGCTGCGCGAAGATCTCATGCTTGGAGTTTAGGAGGGGAAGGCCCGAAGGATTGGCTGCGCCTTCATCAAGCTCTTGCGGGATGGTAGGCTGGTGCATCTGTGCATCATCATCCATGGCCGGTATCATAACGCAACCTCCATGGCGCAGGGGAATTATGCCTGACAATGACCTTCCCAGGGTCTACTACATAATGGATCTGGACATAGATACCTATGAGCCGGTGGTAGATGGTGAGGGCAATAGTTACATCGTTCCGTCTTACCATCCGGTGACAGGAAAGTATCTTCAGGAACCAGAAGCATTGTCCTTTGCATTGATGCACGGATACCTGGGGCGCGGCTTCGAATCCAAGGGGCGAGCTTATTACAACGCAGATAAGCGACTCCGTGAAGGTTTATGGAGAGCGCCGGAGGGAAATGAGGCGCTAGTCGAAGCGTTCGTTGGCGTCGAGAACCATGATCGTTGGCGACACATGCCGTTTAATCCCGGCGGAAGAGCGGTCGATGGTTTTCAATATCCACTTTACGATGCAATCTTTAGAGACATAAGCCCGAGTCTTCTGGAAGATTTCGACTTCCCGATTGAGGAGTTGCGGAATCCGCGCGGCCCGTCGCTCTTCGGAAGCGAGCTGGGAGAGCCCGACGACAAGGCGGAGATCAATTTCAAGGGCGAGGAAGGATTGCTCATCGAAGAATTGGGAGTCTGAGAGATGGCCGAATCGCCGCTGATTCTTGAGCTGGATGAAAATATTGGTCCCGAGAAGCACCCCGATGAGTTGATCCTCTTCAATGTGGGTGAGGGGCTCATCGAGGGGCTTTCGAAAGAAGAGCGCCGCGAGCAGCAAGAGAGGCTTCCCAACAAGGATATGACCGGTATTGATACGAACATCGGTCCCGAGAAGCACCCCGATGAGTTGGCGCTCACGACGATCTTGGACATTGGTGGTGACGAAGAATTGAACTTGCCGCAGCAAGCCATCAACGAACCGAAGTCTCGTAGGCAGGAAGACAAAGCAAGCAGCAATCCTGGCAAATTCCAGATCTTGGAAGAGCGGGCTGCGCAAGAGGCGCTCTTCGGACTCAACTCTGGTGATCTATCGAGTCTTGAAAATTTTGCTGGGGGAATTTATCTCGATGGTGTGCCATCTCCGTTGGATCTTTCGAGAGAGGGCACAACGCCACCGCCTCCGATGAAGTATGACTCCGTGGAAGATATGAACCTCTCGCCTGATCAGATGCAGCGATACCAAGATCTCGTTGACTCTGGAGAGATTGACGAAGACGATTTGTTTGGCGGAAACCTCAACAAATTCAATCCGATCGCGATGAAGTTCGGAATCGGCGGGAGTGGGATTACCGCGCGGCAAGCGCTTCAGATCGTAATGGGAAACGATCGGGAAGGGATTTCCCAATACAGCCCATACACCAACCAGACCTACACCCAAATCGACATCGGCAACTACAACCGTCTGTCGCGAGAATTCCTGATGGCACAGGGGTTTCGTCCGTTGCTGCTCAATCAGACCATGGGCGTCGGTCAAGCGAAGTTCCTCTTCCAACTGCTACCTACCGATGAGAGGCGAGTGAGGAAGGACGGATCGTTGGCTGTCGGGCGTCGCAACGACGGGCTCACCAATGCGTTGACGCTCGAAGAGCAACTGCTGGTAGCTGAGCTTCTGTCCGGTCATGCGCGGCTGTACGGCGATCCGCGCGATCCGGCCAACAAGAACAACCCAGACATCAATGAGACTATTCTCTTTGGCGACCACGTGTTGTAATATTCGGTCATCCTCCTCCAGGGACTCCGATACGATGTCACGACACTACAGTATCGCACGGCGCAATCCGAACGCATGCGCTGGCGTTGAGAACCACGACGAGTGCGATGGGACACTTCACTACGACAGCTTCCGCGTAGATGACTTCCGCGACTTCTTTGAACGACTCAAGCAATACGGTTGGCAGATGGCGGAGCGTCGCCTCGGCAACTACCAGTTTTTTATCCCGAACCCGGATGGCTCGCTGGAATGCATGTTGGTATTTCCAGAGGCGTTTCAGGGGATGATGACTCACCGGGAATTGTGTGAACACATCTACGAGATGGCAGCGCTTCGATTCCAGGGACAGCAAGAAATGGCCGACATGGAGGAATACGGTCGGGGGATGGTCGCATCCGAAGAGCGGCAGATGCGGGGCGATCCCGATGGCCGGATGACGGCAACCGAGGTTTACGCTTCGCAATACGCGCTGTTGATGAGAGATCGCATCGACCAAGAGATCATGGGGTTTCGTCCTGGCTACCGGATGATGCAGCCGACCGATACGTTTCTGGCACGAACGGATGAGCCGCACGACATTCCGGCTGTTGTCCAGGCGGCGGTTGATCCCGCCCAGGCGGCGTATGAGAATCAGAACCGGGCGGAGGGAAACAGTCTCGCGGAAGAGCGCGCGGTACCGAAGCCGAAGAAGAAGAGTTGGAACGAGTGGTTGGAATCCACCACGGCGCTTCTGAAGGAGTGCGAGGAGAGTCACCGATGAGTGGTAATGCCGGTAGCGCGATTGAGCTCAAGGCGGAATACGAAGCTCGGGTTCAGGAGCGGAGGCGCGCGTACCGCTCGCTGGCCAACCACCACGACCACGGGATGCTTTCGAAGGATGTGCTGCAAGCCAACTGGGAGCGTGCGGTAGAAGCGGTGAAAGCCATTGAGAAGGAAATTGTGGAGTTCTCCAATGAGTAAGGTACTCGATCAGGTCGGCCACTTCGCCCAAGGCGTGTCGGTTGTGCTCCCGTGGGGTTGGCTACCCCCGTGGGCAGCGGCCCCCATCTCGAGTTCTACCGCGCTTTTCTGGAGAGAACTCAGCCAGTTACGGCGCAGCAACGGGTTACGCCAGTGGAAGGCGCAGCGCGGGTTCACGCCGAAAACGTATCGCGAGGCTGGATTCGCCTGGGCTGGCGGGATTTGGGTCACGTGGCACCTGGCCGACCGGCTGCTCGACATCCTCTTTGGAGGTCTGGGGGGATTGGCCTTCGGGTTGCTGATTCATTTTCTCTTTGAGGGTCCATGATTGGAGGCAAACGGTGAAAGCCCTGGCTGAACCAGTCGGGAGGCGGGCGTCCCTTGCCTTCCCCCTCATACGCCAGTGGACGCTGAAGGACGCTGGTGTACTCTCCCCCATGTCGCCTGTTCCAAAAGGGGTCCGCCTCATCAGCTTCCCCCCGGTGACAAGTCTGCAACCGTGATCCGCCCGAGCAGGCGGTAGGTCTTTTGGCCGAATCGGTTGTGAGCCGAGTCACCCAGCCCCGCCCAGGAGTTACCAGTATGGCTCCTGCGGCGGGGCTACCCTTTTCCCCAGCCCGTTCTCCCCACACGATACCGAATCGTGACATCGTGACGCACCAGATAAAACCCTCCGCTTTTGACGGAATTTTTCGGAGGTTTTATCCGGTGGGGAAATCCCCGCATCGCATTTTGCTTTTGATCCGGTAGGATCTTTTGCGATGCAATCCCAAACCACAGTGAGAAGGAACGCGCAGGCGACTACCAGCGCGTTGTCCCCAATCGGGAACCCCGGAGCCCATCAGCGGTCGGAGATCCATACTGGCGCTGACGGTCGCAACCAGCGATACGAAAGTAATCCCGGGCATTCAATCCAAGCGCAGCGGCTGAACGACTCTCCGCAGCAGCGAGGAACGACTACCTCACCAACCACATAGCGTTAGTCGCCCGCCAGCAAAAGCATCCCCATCTAAAAAGACCAGTAGGAGCAGTGTGAGTACAACATGATACTCACTTTCACTGATTTTTTCAAAGGCTTATACTGCTGATTTACTCCCAAAGGAGTGATGAGGCATGTAAACAATCTCTGATTCGGGGGGTCCCCTCCCCTTGGTATGCCTACGCCAGTTACGACTGTGCTGAAATCGTGATGCCCTACACACGCAGGTTGCTCTACGCAATCTGCTTACTCAACCCCACACAGCTCCTAGCTCACG